CAGACTGCCACAGTCCCCTTCGCGTGTGCGCGCTTTGTAGAAGACTGTGTGGCGGTGCGTGTGCTCACCGACCGTAATCGGCTTGTCCACACACCTTGAATCCACTTCGTGGATCATGAGGCTCGTTGGAGCTCTGGGGGCGACGATGCTCACGTTGAAGTCGCGATTGCGACCGTACGAGAGCTCATCAACGAAGAAATCCACGATGTTCCGTGCGTTCTGCATGAAGTCCCCGAATTCCACAAGTGCCAAATCCCGATCATAGTCGATAACAGTCCTTTCCTCGTCAAAGAAATTACTGTAAGGGACGGCAACCTGTTTCGTAGGGTCTCCGTGTCGCACGAGAATCATCTGGTCCTCGTCTGAGATCTTGCCCGCCTCGCGCATTCGCTTCATTTGCGTTATGTAATGCGCGTTAAGCATTCCGATCCTCCCGGTGAGCATTGTGACCTTACCCTTCGAGTCGTCTTCGCCGGTGTCCTGGTTGGCAGTGTACATATGGTACACGTTCCTTTTGAGGAAACTTGCCACGAACGTGGGACCGAAAAGCGATGGTGATCGCTCGTCGGAAAACAGTTCGGCGTGGTACTCGACAATGTCAGGTAAGTCACTCCTCCTCAGTCTGTGCCGGCCCATGTCAAGATGGGTGTGGGAGCTCGCGTCGACTTTTTGTTGTAGGGCTTTTGCTTGTTTAGCCAACTTTTTATTGTCGCGCTTCGGCTCTTTGACTCCGGTTGCTGCTTCCGTGAGGAAAGCGTCCAAGAAGGACCTTGCGTTTGGATGGACCGTTCGTTCGTGCGGTTGCATGTACCGAAAGTCTTTACTCATTCGGTCGAAATTCACGATCATCTTGTTCGCAGCAGGCAGACCCGTGAGGCCTTGCTCTTCTCTCTTGGCTTCGCCAAACAACCAATGAAGGAAGACGACGATTGCACCGAGCGCTCCGAAAAGCAGCCCGAGCAGTATTGCCATACTGCGGAACTGGCCCGTGCCAGCTTCCACAGCGAGAGATTCCATTTTCGTCTTCGTCCAGTCGACATAAATCTGTTTTTGTCGTCTGAGGTAATCCACCATAGATTCCTCCTGGACAGACTCGGGATCGATGGTTCCCGGTTCTGGTTCTTCTTTGCTCGACTGGAACCAGTCAAGCCAGCCTTCGTAGAACATCCCCTTTTCTTCACGGATGTCTGAGACAAGCTTTTTCAAGTCTTCTGCATACTTCTCATGCTGCTTGTGAGTTCCCTTGTACAATTGTGCCAGGTGTTTCACGAACGCGGGAAATTCCATATCTTCTTGGAACTCCCACGTCTGCTGCTTTGCGTTTGCAATCTTGAGGAGACGGAAGACCCCCACATCGGGGTTCCAACCTTCTCCAGCTTTCTCCGGATCGAGGCGGCGATCTTTTGGTTCGCAGTTCATCGTTTTGTCAGTGCAGTACTCCTTTTTAGGGAAGTATTCGACCCACACTGATATCCTCCTGATGAACGCCTCAGGCTCCACAATGTTCATGTCCCAAAATTGGAACTTGTTAGTGGAGCACATGATGACGCTCGACGAGAAATTCACGTTTCCTTTGTTGTGAAGTTCCGCCATGTTGAGAGGACACGGATTCTGATTGATGAACCGGACCACAGCAAGCGCATCGGTTTTCTGACCGGGGGCTGCCTTCTG